TGTTCTTGGTCAGTATGAGCAACTTTATCGGAAGTATTTGGATGGTCAGTTTATTCTTACCCATTGGTGCGGAGCTTGTGTGTTTGATATGCTTGAGAGATTGATTAGATACTGCGAAAGTCAAGATGAGTACATTAAGGCAATTAATCCTGTAACGGAAGTTAAAAAGAGAGGGAGACCTAAAAAATGAGAATACTCGTAATCACTCAGCAGAACTCAGGAGTAGGATACCATCGCTTAATGCTTCCTGTTCACTTTCTCCCGAAGGCTTATGCTTTGATAACTGACGTTCTAAGCGAAGAGACTCTCAAAGAAGGATGGGATATTGTTTACATTAATCGATTCATTCCGGCTATTCATATCTCAGTTTTAGAAGATTTTAAGGAGCGTTACGGATTCAAGTTAGTGATTGATATCGATGACTATTGGCACTTAGACCAATGGCACATACTCAAAGATGTTTATCCTACTCAGGCGGTGATAGATCATATAAAAATAGCTGACCTGGTTACTACTACTACCGAAAGGCTATGGAATGAAATTCGACTAATCAACTCAAACGTAGCAATAGTACCGAACGCTTTGCCATACGGAGAGGATCAGTTTACCGATGTTGTAACAAATAGCGACAAAGTTCGTTTCATCTACGCAGGTTCAATTACGCACGAGAAAGACCTTCAGCTATTACAGAACCCACTAAAGAAAGTAGCATCGGACTCCGTACTGAAATCGAAGGTTCACTTCCGTTTGTGTGGCTTTGATAACCCGAATAGATATTCAGAAGCGGTATGGCATAAGATGATTCATTACTTTACTTGTGGGTTGAAGCTCGGAGATATCGAAAGGAATAAGAAAGTAACCGAGTATATGAACTTCTACAATAACGCAGATGCTACTATAGTCCCTCTGGTTCATTCGAAGTTCAACTCAATGAAGAGTAATCTAAAAATCTTAGAGGCAGCGTGTAAGAAGATTCCTGTTATCATTTCTAACGTACCTCCATACGATGATGCACCTCACGTAATCAAAATAGATAAGCAGAACGAGTGGTATCCTGCGATTAAAAAAATCACCGATGATGCTATTTATAGGAAAGAACTCGGAGAAGCGAATTACGAATGGTGTAACGAGCATTTCAATCTACACAAAGTAAACATCCTTAGAAAACAATTATTCGAATCTATATGCCAGTAACTCAATGTAAGAACGGAAAGTGGAAAATCGGTACAGGAGAGTGTCAGTACGATACAAAGGAGAAGGCTATGGAAGTATGGAAAGCAATTTTAGCATCAGGACAATATGGCAAAGTTAACAACAAACAAAGTAACCTTCGGGAAACGGAAGGGGGGCAAAGCTCAGAAGAGCAGAAACAAAAACAATCGTAAAGAAAGAAACTACAGAGGTCAAGGAAGATGATACACGAATCAGCTTACATACATCCGACTGCGGTTATCTACGATGGAGTAGTAATAGAAGAGAATGTCTATGTCGGTGCTTATTGTATTATCGGAAGTCCTGCTGAGTGGAAGGGTAAAGAGGATAACGTAGGTAAAGTGATTATCAAGAAAGGAGCAAGGCTCACAGGATTAGTAACTGTTGACTCAGGAACGCATCAGAATACAACCATCGGAGAAAATTGTTACTTGATGAAACACTCTCACGTAGGACACGATGCGATTATTCAGAATGGAGTTACGATAAGCTGCGGTGCTAAAATCGGTGGGCATTGCATTATCCATCAGAATACTAACATAGGATTAAATGCAGTTATCCATCAGAAGGTAGTAGTACCCGAAGGATGTATGATAGGAGCTTCCGCTTTCGTAGGTAAGAAATCAGAATTAAATCCTTTTCATAAATACGCAGGAGTACCTGTAAAAGATTTAGGATGGAATCGATGAACATAAATGTCATACTCTTAGACTACGATAGGCACGACTATACTCAGAGGGTAAAGGATGTGAACTTCAATAACGCAGGTTATCCTTTTGACTTTACCATAGTCGATATGAAAGGAATCTCACGAGCGTTGAATCACGGAATCTTTCAATCGAGAACATACGATGCGGTAGTTACAATGGCTAACGATATTCTTATGCCTAATAGTTGGCTCGAGAGAATGGTTCAAGCTATGATAACTATTCCTAATTCAGGGATGATAGGAATTCACACAGTTGAAAGTATCTCAGAGCCTACTACTATAAACGGACTCCAAGTACACATACAAGAAGCAGCCTTCGGTAATGTTCTTATACCGATGAAAGCCATCGACAAAATCGGTTACTTCAACGAGGCTTATGATCCTTATGGTATGCAGGATAGAGATTACTCCTATCGGTTACAAATGACAGGACATTTGAACTACTACCTAAGCGGACTCCGAGCAGAACACATCGGACACGATGTAGGTCAAGATACTCCTTACCGAAAGATGAAGGATGAGGGACTAAGCAAGTGCGATTACCTATGGGCGAGAGAGACAGGAAAATACCAAGAAGAAAACAACTATACTATCTATCAAACAGAATGGCTATGATAAAGCTACCTATCAATCAAGTAAAAGCGAATCCGAACAATCCGAGAATAATAAAGGATGATAAATTTAAGAAGCTCGTGCAAAGCATTAAGGAGTTTCCTGAGATGCTTGAATTAAGACCTATCGTAGTTAATGAGGATATGGTTGTCCTCGGAGGTAATATGCGACTCAAAGCCTGTAAGGAAGCAGGACTCGATAAAGTACCTGTTATCAAAGCAAGTAACCTAACCGAAGAGCAGCAGAAGGAGTTTATCATTAAGGATAACGTAGGATTCGGAGAGTGGGATTGGAATGACCTTGCGAATAACTGGGAGACAGAAAAGCTACAAGAGTGGGGATTAGATATACCAGGTTTTGCTATCCCACCTTCAGAAGATGAGTTAATAGGAGAAGAAAAGAATAAGCCTCCTACTATGAAAATTACTTTCCAAGCTGTGGAAGATTTACAACAGGCTGAAATAGATATAAGAGAATTGATAGATAGAAAATATCCGAAAGCCTATTTTTCAGTTTCAGCAGGAGAGATATGAGATTAGAGAAAGCATCACATAAGGCAATAGTTTATGCTTGTATGAACTTTCATTATTCTAAAGCTATACCATCTACAAGAGCTAAACCATTAGGATATTCAGTATTTAATGATAAAAATGAATGGTGTGGAGTTATCATTTTTAGTGGAGGTGCATCAGCTAATATGGGTACACCTTATGGATTAAAATTTGGTCAATATGCAGAATTAGTTAGAATGGCATTGAATGGTAAGCAAGAAAGCACTTCAAAAGCTATGAGTATAGCAATAAGGCTTTTAAGAAAATCCTGTCCATCAGTAAAATTACTGATAAGCTATGCTGATAAAGGTCAAGATCATTATGGTACAATTTATCAAGCAACAAATTGGTATTTTGTAGGTGAAAGCGAAAGCTCAGGAATTGATTATTATTTTAATGGCAAATGGAGACACGATAGAACATTGAATGATTATGGTAGAGATTTTCTTATCAAATTGCCAAAGAGAAAAAGAAGCGGAAAATATAAATACATTTATCCATTAGATAAGAATTTGCTATCTATGTGTAATAAGTTAGCTAAGCCTTATCCAAAGAAACAAGCGGATATAGCATAATGGTAATGCACTGACTTTCCAAGTCAGGGATGGCGGTTCAATTCCGACCTATCCGCTCAATAAATTAGAAGGAATAAAGAGAAATGGCAAACGAACAGAACTTAATACCGGCTAAGAAGGGAGAGGTAAGGAATCCAAACGGGAGACCTAAGAAATACGTAACGCTACTTAGAGAACAAGGATACAAGCTATCCGAGATCAACGATACTATACAGACTATGCTTCAGATGGACTTGGATGAACTAAAGGAGGTATGGGATAACCCGAAGGCTACGATATTAGAAAAGACCATAGCCAACGCAATGAAGAAAAGCCTGGAGAAAGGTAGCCTGTATTCGGTTGAGACTCTCTTGACTCGTGTATACGGAAAGCCAAAAGAAACGCAGCAGGTTAGTACAGACTCTCGAATCGAGGTAGTATTCGTACAGGGTAAAACTATTCTATGAGGCTTGAACTTCCTCAGCCACATACTAACCAACAGAAAATCCTCGACTCACAATCGAGGTTTCGTGTTGTAATGTGTGGGCGAAGATTCGGGAAGTCAGAGTTAAGCCAAATAGAGATCATAACGAACGCACTACTCGGAAAGAATGTAGCGTACATCACTCCTACCTATCAATTAGCCAGAGTATTCTTTGAGCGGTTAACTCAAGCAGTTCCGTTTCAATCCAACAAATCAGAACTCACAATTAAGTTCCCGAACGGTGGCTCGGTGGATTTCTTTACAGGTGAGAGACTCGATAACCTTCGTGGTAGAAAGTTTCACCTCGTTGTAGTGGATGAGGCTTCGTTTATTCCTAACCTCGAAGATGGGTGGCTTAACTCTATCCGACCTACCTTAACCGACTACAAAGGTCGAGCTATATTCCTATCGACTCCGAAGGGTAAGAACTTCTTCTACTCTCTATTCTTAAAGGGAGGCGAACCCGATTGGGAAGCTTTCCGATTTACCACATACGATAATCCTTACATAGATAAGGGCGAGATAGATGATGCACGCACACAACTCCCTGAGGTAGTATTTGAGCAAGAGTATATGGCGAACCCTGCTGAGAACTCATCTAACCCATTCGGTTCTTCATACATCAAGCAATGTACTTTCCCCATATCTCCCGAACCTGCGATAGTGTACGGAGTGGACTTAGCTAAAGCGGTGGATTGGACTGTGATTATCGGACTCGACCGAAATGGCTCTGTCTGTCATTTCGATAGGTTTCAGAAGGATTGGAGACAAACAAAGCAAACGATTCTAAGCCTAAATAAAGCCCCTATTTTGATAGATAGCACTGGGGTAGGTGACCCTATCTTCGAAGATTTACAACGCGAAGGATTGGCTATAAATGGCTTCAAATTCAGTTCTACGAGTAAGCAGCAGCTAATGGAGGGATTATCCTCAGCGATTCAGCAAAGAAAGATAACTTACCCTGAAGGGAATATAGTAAACGAGTTAGAGGTATTCGAGTATCAGTACACCGCTACAGGGGTAAGATACTCCGCTCCTCCTGGCTTTCACGATGACTGCGTTATGAGTTTGGCTCTTGCTTGGCATCACTATACTCGTAACTCAGGTCAAGGTAGGTATAGCTTTGCTTGAGGTTTGCAAACAGCGAACGTGAGCTGATAATGTTACTTATTCGGCTCAAAAGTAAACATATTTGCTTACTATAAGACGCATAGGACACAACTCTAAAAATATCTATTTATGAATATGACTTGGAAAAACGTAAACGTATTTCAATGGCAGCAAATCGTGGATTTGTTCACGAAATCTAAAGACTTAACTGAGTTAGACTTAGCAGTTAAATGCGTGGCTATCCTCAAAGGGATGACTGAGTATCAAATAGATTCGATGCCTCTCGGTGAGTTAAACCCACTTCTCAAGTCTATCGATTTCATTCACGAAGAGATAAAGCCTGAGCCTCAGAAGTTTATTAAGGTAGGTAAGAAACGCTACAAGTGTATCTACGATGTGCGTAAGATTCCTGCTGCTCGTTATATCGAGAGCAAGTACTTTGCTAAAGATGTTAACGCTAACCTACATAGAATCGGTGCTTGTATGGTTATGCCTATGAAGAAAACCCTTTTCGGGTGGAAGGTAGATAAGTACGATGCGAGCAAGCACGAGGACTACGCTCAGGATTTGTTGGAAGCTCCTATAACTGCGGTACTCGGAAGCGTGGTTTTTTTTTGTCTCGTTTACAGGAATTGGATAAAGGCTTCGAAGGATTATTTGGTAGCAGAGATGATGGAGAAGAGCTTGACGAAGTACCAAGCAGAGGTTCTGTATCAAACTTTATGCGAGACTTTGGATGGATTTATCAAGCCTCATTGGTGGCTGAGTTCGAGAGAATCACGATGGAAGAGGTTTACGATATTCCTACAATCCAATTCCTTAACGACCTTTCTTACCTCAAAGCGAAAAACGAGTACGAAGCAGAGCAGTTAAAGAAAGCCAATGGCAAAGTCCGTTAAACAATTACAGGATGAGGTACTGAGTTACTTAGACTCAAAGGGTCAGAGTAAGAACGCTTTTACTGATGTAGAAAAGTTAGAAGGTATTGAGAAGCTGCTCGTATTAAGTGCAGCTAATTTCATTATTAAGGTTAAGGAGAATCTAAACGAGTCGGGTCGGGTAGATACAGGTGCTTTGTCAAGCGATATAGATAGCGGAGAGGTACAGGCAGGGGCAGGTTCAGTAAGTATAACTGTCGGTTATCCTGCAGGCTCTAAAGCAGCTAAATACTATGACTTCGTTAATAAGGGAGTAAAAGGTACTCGCTCAGGTAGTCCATCGGATAGTCCCTATTCGTTTAAGAATGAGCGTGTAGGAGGTTTACGTAATGCTATCGAAGGATGGTTGAAGCGAAATAACATAGCATCGAGAAACGAAGACCAAAAAAAGAATCTATCTCCAGTACAACGGAAGCGGAAACGTCTATCTAAGATGGTAAGTGAAAGCAGTAAAATTAAATCTCTTGCGTATGCGGTATCTGTTTCTATCAAGCGGAAGGGTCTTAAAAAAACAGGCTTCTTTGATAAAGCAGGTCAGTTCGCTTTCGGTAAAGAGTTTAATGATGCAGTAGCTAAAATAATAGGAAGAGAAGTAGTAATAAACATAAGAAATGGCAATAACATTAGATAACGCTCCTAACAATTACCAATCCTTTCACGAGGATATGTGGTATGTAGCGAGTTCAACGAACACAGGACAGAGTAACTTTAAGTACGTCTTTGATGTGTATATTAATTCAGTATTGGTAGCGAGAATAAAATCATTCCCTCAGCCTACTACCAACAAAGGCTTATTCAACGTAGCACCGATAATTAGAAACTATTGGGCGAGTTATTTTCAGCCTGCAACTTCTCAGACTGCGTTTAATTACATAGGTTCAGGAAATCGAGTTAACTATACGATTCAATTCGGAGAAGAGTACGGAGGTACTTTATACACTAACTTAGGAGAGGATGAGCGAGATGCGTTTAACTACTATCCGAATATCACAACAGGTAAAGCTGCATTTGATGGTACTTGGTATCAAGGTCAGTATTTAGGATACCTATTAACCAAGCGAGATAAAACACAACTGCAAACTAATCAGACAGGGAATAGGTTATTTATTACTCTACAGAATACAGACATTAATACTCCTATCGATTGGAGAGTAGATGTAATCAGAAGTAATGGCAATACGCAATCTAACGGACCTATAATCTCAATCTCAGATATTGTAGTATTCGATATTTCACCTACTGCACTTAATACATACTTAGGCTCTTCTTTTATCACATCAGCTACAGAATCATACGTAGTTAAATTCTTTAACGACACTACAGGAGATTACTTTGATGAGGTAACAGTTACAAAGATATGTCAACCTCGACATACGCATATTCCTCTGCACTTCCTTAACTCAGTAGGTGGATACGATACTATGATCTTCACTCTCGTTAATCGTGAGAGTAGAAACATAGAGCGTAAATCCTTTGAGCAAGCAGAGTGGCAGTATCGCTCTTCAGATATGTTCAGATGGAATCAGTACAACGTATTTAACGGAGGCTCTGTTCAGTTTAATACTCAGCAGACTATCACCTATAAGCTAACGAGCGACTGGCTTAGTCTTACCGATTACACTTGGATAAGAGACCTTATAGCATCTCCTGAAGTCTATATGGAGAATGGAGGTACATTTATTCCTGTTAAGATTAGTACAAGTCAATGGACTCAAAAGAATCGCTATGTCGATAAGGTATATAATCTTGAATTAGATATTGAATTTGGTAGTAAAGAATTTAGCCAATACCGATGAGAACTGAAATCTACATAGAGAATCAACAACTTGACCTTTACAAGGATATCTCAGCAGAGTTTACCTATAATATCGATGATGTTAAGGACTTCTCTTCTCGGAATACTAACTTTTCTAAAACAATTGTAATCCCAGGTAATGCAACTAATAACAAACTATTCGGGCATATCTTCGAGTTCGGTAATAGTAACTTCTACAATCCTACAGCCGATAACGTGGGTTACAACTTCAACGCAGCCAAGTCTGCTGCTTGTGTTGTGTATGTAGATAAGATACAAATCTTCAAAGGTATTATCCGACTACTTGAGATAATTATCGACAACGGAAGCATAGAGTACGAGTGTGCGGTATTCGGTGAGCTTGGTGGGTTTGTTTCTGCTATCGCAAATGGTAAAATAGAGGATTTAGATTTCTCTGCGTATAATCACGTTTGGAATGTAACCAATATAACTAACTCTTGGAATCAAGTAGATGGTAGCGGTTACTTCTATCCGCTTATTGACTATGGTCAGGTTTCAGTAAGTAAAAAGGATTGGCAGTATAAGGCTTTTAGACCTGCTTTGTTCGTTCGTGAGTACATTGATAAGATTATCACAGGAGCAGGCTATACGTGGGAGAGTTCGTTCTTTAATACTAACTTATTCAAGCGATTAGTAATTCCTAACAATCAGAAGGACTTGAGTGCGTATTCTACTACTGCTTTCAAATCTGATGTTTTACCTAAGTTCGATACTACCGATTATTACGCTGCTGCTGGCTCTAATATCAAGTTAGAGTATCCATCTCCTTCAATAGCAGGTAGTTTTACTGCATCTCTTAGCAATACTCGATTCACTTATACAGGTGCTTCGACTATTTCGATTACTGTAACTGCTACTCTTAATGGTTCATACGAGGATAGTGCAGAAACAATGTATTTCGTAGTTAGAAAAAATGGAACTACTGATATAGCTACTTCCCCATCTGTTGAAAATCTATACGATAGTTTTGATTTTACTTTTAGCGGTACAGGTACATTCGCTACCAATGATTACTTCGAGGTTATAGCCATTCGCCAGAATAACGCTTTAGATTATCGCATCTTCATAAATAGCGGTAACATCGAGTTAAATACTGATGTAACGCAAGCGGTTGTCTTAAATAGAAATGAGTTAATTCAAATAAATAAAACAATTCCGAGAGGTGTATTCCAAAAAGACTTCTTCTCTTCAATTGTGAAGATGTTTAACCTGTATGTAACAGAAAGCACAGATAAGACAAAGCATCTTATTATTTCTCCTTACATCGACTATTACGATTTCAATGATACAATAGATTGGAGTCTAAAGATTGATAGGTCTAAGCCGTTTAGACTAAAGCCAATGAGCGAACTTAACGGAAGGTTCTTTGAGTACAAATACAAGCAGGATGCTGATTTCTACAATGAGAATTACTTTAAGAAATACAACGAAGGCTATGGAGATTTCATAGAGGATACAGGTTACGAGTTCGCTAATGAAAGACAAACCGCAGAGATAATCTTCGCAGCTACTCCTTTAATTATTCACGCAGGAGATGATAAAGTCCATTCTATTATTCTAAAGCGAAGCAATACTCAAAGCAATAACCCATCAGAGGATAAGATGGATAGCGTTATCCGTATCCTTCAGGTTAAGAAGATAACAGGAGTTGCTTCATACAAGATTGAGGATGGAAATAGTAATCTACTAAACACTACTACCTACGGATATGGTGGACACTTGAACGATCCTTACACTCCTACTGCTGACATTAACTTCGGTGCTCCTAAAGAGATTTATTTTACTCTCAGTAACCCTTATCCTTCCGCTAATCTATTTAATGGATATTGGGGAGATTACGTTGCTGAGATTTCCGATAAAGATTCTAAGCTACTTACCTGTAATGTGCGTTTAACGGATGCTGATATCTATAACCTTGACTTCTCTCGACCTATCTGGATAGATGGGACTTTGTGGAGATTGAATAAGGTTATGGACTACAATCCAATGGTAGAAGATACTACTAAGTGTGAATTTATTAAAGTAATAGAAACAACATACGCATAATGGCACAGGAAACAGTAGGTATAAAAATAGAAGTACAAGGCGGGGAAACTATTGGCAACCTTAAAAAAGATTTGAAGGAAGCCAATCTTGCATTAATACAAGCTCAAAAGAATTTCGGAGAATACTCTAAAGAGGCTATCGCTGCTGCTCAGAAAGTAGCAGGTCTAAAAGATTCAATTCAAGAAGCTAAAGAGACTGCTGATCTATTCGACCCAGGTAAAAAATTCCAAGCCTTTACGGGGGTTCTTAGTTCTGTTGCAGGTGGGATAAGTGCTGTACAAGGTGCGTTCGGTTTATTGGGTGCAGAGGGTAAGCAAGTAGAACAGGCTTTATTGAAAGTTCAGTCTGCTCTCGCTTTGTCTCAGGGGTTGAGTACGATTAGGGATTCGGCTAAAGACTTTCAGAGATTAAATGCTATTATTCAGTCTACTGCTATTTTTCAGAAGGCGAATAACGCTGCGACTGCGATAGCTATCACTTTGCAAAAGGCTTTCGGGGTAGCTACTGTTGGCACAGGTAGGGCGTTTACTATTCTAAAGGGTGCTATCGCTGCGACTGGTATCGGACTTCTCGTAGTAGGTTTAACTACTCTTATTGGCAAGATATCTGAATGGACATCAGCAAGTGAAGATGCAGCAAATGCTCAGAAGAAACTCGCAGAACAAAATGAAGTAGTTAACGCAAGCCTTCAGAATCAGATAGATGTTTTAACTGCGGTAGGTAACAAAGAGAAGGAAATCTTAGCACTTAAAAAGCAGCAGATAGATAATGAATTAAATGTTCTTCGTACATCTGCAAAAGCAAAGGGTGAACTTACTCTCGATGAGCTGAAAAAGTTTCGTGACCTAAAAACTCAGAAGGAAGTTTTAGACATCGAAGAGCAGAATAGGTTAAAGAAGATTGATGAAGATGCTAAAAAGAAGCAGGATGATAAAAATAAAGAGGCAGCAGAAAGAGGTAAAGCATTAAGAGAAAAAAGAAAGCAAGAAAATGATGAGATACTTCAAGAGCAAAAAGATGCTGCTCAAAATATAAGAGATTTACAAGATGAAATCTTTTTACAAAGTATTCAAGATGAAACTCAAAGAGCGTTAGTAAAACTGAGTCAAGATAAGGAGAGGCAGATAAATGAAATTAATTCTACAAGAGCAACCGCTGAACAAAAGGCTCAACAAATAGCATTAGTAGAACAGAAGTTTCAGCAAGATAAAGATGTTATTGAAACAGATGCAAAAAAGAAAAGAGAAGAAAAGGAAAAAAGTGATTCAGAAAAAGCTGCAGCTAAATTAAAAGAGCGACTTGATTTAGAAACACAAATCAGATTAGATTCTATTAAGAATGAATTTGAAAGAAAGAAAGAAGAATTACTTGTACAGGAAGAGAATGAAAAGATAGAACTTGAAAAGAAAAGAGCAGATGGATTAATAAGCGAAGAGGCATTTCAGCAAGCCTTATTAAACATTCGTGATAAGTATGCAAAGGCTACTACTGAAGTACAAAAGAATCAAGCTGAAAATGAAAAGAAAATACAAGAAGCAAGAAAGACTGCTCAATTAGAATTAATAGATACAATAGGTGGCGCATTTGGTCAACTTAGTCAATTATTTGGTCAAACAACAGCAGCAGGTAAAGCGTTTGCATTAGGAGAGATTGCTATTAACTTAGCTACAGGTTTTGCAAGAGGTATGACTATTGCACAACAAAGTGCAGCCGCTACTGGACCAGGTGCTGCGTTTGCTTATCCTATTTTTTATGCTCAACAAATTGTATCCGTATTAGGTGCAATTAATAAAGCAAGAGGAATACTAAAGACAGTTAAAGGTGGTGGTGCTTCTGCTCCATCTATTGGAAGTACATCTGCTCCATCTGTTTCTGCTCCTATTGCTCCGCAAGCTCCACAGGCTCAGTTGACTCAGTTAGACCAAACAACTATTAATCGTATGGGTTCTGCTACTAATCGCTCTTATGTGTTAGAATCAGACGTTACTAACTCTCAGGAAAGAATTACTCGTATCAACAGAGCAGCAAGATTAAACTAAAATCTATTTAAGAATATGGAAAAGGAATTACCAATTTACAGACTCGATATAAACGAAGATGAAGAATCCAATGTAGAGGTGGACTTCGTTGCTTTAGTAGATAGACCTGCGATAGAGCGGTCATTTTTGGCTTTCGCTGACTCTTATAGCGATTACCCTGAGTCGGTTAAGAATAATGCAAAGAACGCTCTGAAATGGGCTGAAGAAAACGGATGGGGTTCGTGTGGTACTCCTGTCGGTAAAATCCGAGCTAATCAGTTAGCTAACGGAGAGCCTATCTCATTAGAGACTATTAAGCGGATGTATTCTTTCCTTAGTAGGCACGAAGCTAACGCAGATAAGTCTAAAGGTTACGGAGATGGATGCGGTCAGTTGATGTACGATGCGTGGGGTGGTAAATCTGCTTTAAGTTGGGCAGAGTCTAAGATTCGCCAATCCGAGAAAATGAGTTTCGAGATTCAGGATGAAGAGGAAAGAATTATCTCTGGTCCTTTGATGTTAGCTGATACGCCTATCTACCGATACGATTCAAGCGGCGAATACTACGTCGTATTCACCGCAGACACTATCAAGAAAATCGCTCAGAAATACTTTAAGAAGGGATATCAGTCGAATGTAAATCTGATGCACGATAACGGAATGACAGTCGAAGGAGTAACAATGTTTGAGAGTTGGATAGTCGATGAGAAGCGAGGAATCAAAGCGATGAAGGGATTTGAAGATGTAAAGGATGGCTCTTGGTTCGGTTCGTTCAAAGTCGAGAATGAGGATGTATGGGAACTCGTTAAAGAAGGTAAACTAAAAGGATTCTCAGTTGAGGGAGTCTTTAACTATTCGAAGAGCGGAATAAGTAATCCACAGAAAATGATGCAGGATATTATTGATATCTTACATCAAGTATCTTAGTAGTCTCATAGCGTTTAGTTTTTGGTTAAAATCGGGGGGCGTTTCTACGCTCCCCTTTTCTTTATGTGGTCACATTTAACTCCCTCACCTATTTATGGTTAAATTATTTTATGACCCCTTTAGAAGCACTCTTGCAAATCAAGCAGATGTTCGCTGAGATGCCTCAGCCTGTCCAAGCACAGGAAATCGAGGTATCAATCGAGCCTGCTGCTCCTGAGTACAAAGAATATGTACTCAAGAACGGAGCGAAGGTCAAGATGGATAAGCTCGAAGTCGGTGGTAAGGTTATGTTGGTAGATGATGCAGGTCAAGAAAGTCCTGCTCCTGCTGGCGAACACGAACTCGCTGATGGAATGATTATCGTACTTGATGAGAATTCTGTGATTACTGAAATCAAACAACCTGAAGCTGCTCCTGTTGAAGAAGTAGTAGATGAGGAAATGAAGAAGAAAATCGCAGAGATGGAAGCTCAAATCGAGGATATGAAGAAGGGCAAAAAAGCACAAGAAGTTAAGATGGCAGAAGCAGAAGCAAAGTTTTCGGCTGCTATCAAAGAACTGACTGATGTTGTTTTGCAATTGATTCAGACTCCTTCTGCCGATGCTACCGAGAAACCTAAGCAAACATTCAACAAAGTAGTACCGAGCAAAGACGCTCGTATTAATAACTTTTTGAGTAAATACGCAAAATAAAAATCTAAAATCTAAAATTTACAACAATGGCTTTTGACGTAACCGCACTAACCAACTATACCAAAGAGAATGAAGCACTCTTGGTTACGAGTTCTGTACTCGGTGCAAAAACCGCTTCTTTGATTAAGGCTCAAGGTAACGTAATGGTAGGAGTTAAATCCTCTGAGAAAATCAACATTATGGATACCGATGCTATCTTCCAAGCAGGTGGTACTTGCGGATTCAACGCAAGCGGTACTACTACTTTCACTCAACGTACTGTGACTGTTGGTAAGATCAAAGTTAATGAGTCTCTGTGTCCTAAATCTCTTGAGAGCAAGTATCTGCAAAAGGCTCTTCCTGAAGGAAGCCGCTACGATTCTATCGCTTTCGCTGCTGAGTACAACGACAAGAAGTCTGCTCGTATCGCTGCTCAGTTGGAGACTGCTTTGTGGCAAGGTGACACCGCTTCTGCTAACGTAAACCTGAATAAGTTTGATGGTTTTGTTAAGCTGATTGGTACTTCTGCTGTTGAAGCTAACAACACAACTTACTACGGAACTCCTGCTACTTCTATCACTGCTGCTAACGTAGTTGCGATTGTAGATGCTCTGTATCGTGCTATCCCTTCTCAGGTTGTAGCTAAAGATGATATGACTATCTTTATGTCTGATAGCGTATTCCGTACTTACACCATCGCATTGAAGAACGCTAATATGTTCAACTACTCTTTCGATGGTAAAGCTGACAGCGAGTTCGTTCTGCCAGGTACTTCTATCAAGGTAGTAGCTACTCCAGGTCTGAATGGTGTTAGCAAGTTGTATGCTATGCGTTTGAGTAATGCTTTCCTCGGTACAGACCTTCTGAACGAAGAAGAGCGTTACGAGTTGTTCTACGCTAAAGAAGCTGATGAGGTTCGTTTCGTAGCTGAGTTCAAACTCGGTGTAAACGTAGCCTTCCTCGATGAGGTTGCTTCTTTCATCATCTAATAAATCGGGGGGCTAATCACCCCCCACTTTTTAACTTAATAAATTTAATAATATGCCTTGTGCTTTAACTCAGGGATACACTCTTGATTGTAAGGATAGTTTGGGTGGTATCAAAGCGGTTTGGATGATTGAATCAGGTAACGTAACTGCAATTACCGAAGCTTCTGGTATCGTTTCTGCTATCACAAAATCAGCAGGTAAGGTATTCCGTAAATATGAGTTAGTTAAGAACACAGGTGCTTTGACTGAGACTATTACTGCTTCTGTAGAAAACGGAACAGTATTCTATGCTCAGGAACTCAGCATTGTTCTTAATAAACTCCAAGCGAATACTCGTAATGAGATTCTGCTTCTCGCTCAGAACACTTTGTTGGTTGTTGTTCAAGATGCTAACGATAAGTATTGGCTCTTGGGTCGCACACAAGGTTGTGATGTTACAGGCGGTACTGCTGCAACAGGTACTGCTCAGGGAGATCGTAGTGGTTACACTTTGACTATCACAGGTAGCGAAAAACAACTCGCTCCAGAAGTAGCAAGTGGTATCATTGCAGGTCTTACTACTTAATGCTTTCGTGGCTCGTTATAGGTAGGTAGATTAACCGTCTCTTCGGAGGCGGTTTTTCTTTTTGGGAAAAAATCAGAAATTATCTATTTAGTAGTATGATTCACTTTACTAAGAACTCTACTTCTACGATTATACTGACTCTGACAGAGAAGCAGACTCTTACTACTCCGAACTATTTGTTTTGGTTTAAGAGTCGTGGAACTAATCAGATAGTCTCTTTTGTGGTCCTAAACGCAGGGGATTTGAGTCCGCATAAAGAAAGATATAACGAGTTCGATATAGTTGTAAATACTCATTTCGAGGATTCTCCCGAAGGGGATTGGGAGTATAAGATTTACGAGCAGACATCTACTACTAATACTGACCCCGATTTAGCGACAGGACTTGTAGAGGATGGAATTATGCGTCTGAATAACTTGAGTAACCTATTGAATGTTAACGTGTACAATAACGTGTACTTAAATAACTAAGATGAATCCTGAAAGTGCTTTGATAATTAGCGATGAGAATTTCGATGGGTTCATTAAGCATAACCCCGATAACGGCTTTGTAGTTCGTGCTACTCAGCCTTCAGGGTTTACTATCTTGAATACGAATAGCTCTTTCAATGTTTATAGCGATGTAGATAATTCCTTTACATCTTACAATACAGATAATACTTATACAACTTTATGATGGACAACATTGTTATATTAAGTTTCGCTGAGGCGAAGCAGCCTGAGTACCGAGAGAAAAAGGGTGTGGGGTATATTGAGTTTGGTGATAAGAACGATTATCCTACTTATCTCTTGGGTCTTTACAATAAGAGTGCGAAGCATAATGCTATCGTGCGAGGTAAAGTTAACTACATCATCGGGAATGGTTGGCAAAGTGATGAGGTAGATGCTCAGGCAGAATTATTCATCAAAGCTCCGAATCCATACGAGAGCCTTATCGATATTACTCGCAAAGTGTCAAGCGATGTTGAGATTTTCGGAGGTGCTTACTTGGAAGTTATTTGGAGTAAGGTCGGTGGATTATTGGCTGAGATTTGCCACATTGACTACACTAAGATTCGTTCTAATAAAGATAATACGCAGTTCTGGTATAAGAGTGATTGGTCAGATAGAAAAGAAGAGGCGAAGGTTATACCTGCTTACAATACTCAGAACCGAGTTGGTAAACAGATAATGTACATTAAAGAGTACCGACCAGGTTTGGATACTTACGCACTACCTGGCTATATGGGTTCTCTGAATTACATCGAGAGCGATGTAGAAGTATCTAAGCACGTTTTAGGTAACGCACAAACAGGGTTTTCTGCAAGTAAACTTATCACCCTTCCTAACGGAGAGCCTTCTCCCGATGAGAAAAGAAACATCGAGCGAAGGTTTACGGATCGCTTCAGCGGTTCGGATGGTAAGAAATTTATTCTTTCTTTCGTTCAGGATTCAGCACGCAAGCCAATCGTTGAAGATTTAGGAGCAAGTGATTTGACTAAAGAAGATTTCGGTCGTGTCGATGAGATGATTCAGCAAAACATTTTTGCAGGTCATCAGATTACTGCTCCTGATTTGTTCGGTATCTCTACTCCTGGGGCTTTAGGTTCACGCTCTCAGATTCGTGATGCCTACGAGATTTTTAAGAATACTTACGTTAACGATAAGCAGCAATTCTTAGAGGCTATCTTTAACAACTTAGCCAAGCAGAGAGGGGTTACTTCAGAGCTTACCATTAAGCCTGTTGAACCTATTAGCTACGAGTTTAGCGAAAGCATTATCGCTCAGTTTGCTCCTAAAGAATGGATTTTAGAGAAGATTGGTGTTGATATGACTAAGTATCAGCCAGAACCTACTGCGGTTACTCCAGAGCCTTCTCAGGCTATGATTAACGAGCATCTGAAGGGAATGAAGGGTAGAGAGTGGCAGAACTTCCAAAGAATTATTCGTGAGTATAATAAAGGAAAAATTACTCGTGAGCAAGCCTCTCAGATGTTGAAGAGTGCTTACGGACTCGGAGAAGAAGAGTTAGCTACTTGGTTAGGTGCGGATGAGTTCTCAAATGATATGGATGCGGTTATTCAAGTATTCTCTGAGTACGGAGAATCCGTAGATAACTATAAGACTTTAATGACTCGCCAAGTATTCGGTAAGGATTTGGAGCAGGAGGAGTTGGCTTTTCGGGATGAGGTAATCGATGACACTCTCGATAAGAAGATTCTGGATGTAATCGCTAAGAACAAAGGTATCTCCGATGAGGATATCGCTAAGGCGGTTAAAGAGGATTTGGTAGTCGTTAAAGAGCGTATCAACAAACTTCAGGAGTTGGACATTCTTAAAATCAATCCTAAGGGGGTTAGGAGCCTCACCAAGCCTCTATCTGAGATTATCGATAAACCTGTAAAGACTTCGTTCTTAGTCCGCTATTCGTACGAATGGAAGTCCATAGTACCTACGAACGAAAGAAATACCTCCGCTCATCCTTCTCGACCATTCTGTGCGAAGCTGATGCAATTAGATAGGCTTTATTCTCGTTCTGAGATTGAGTCTATTTCTCGGAGATTGGGTTACTCAGTATTCGATAGAGGAGGTGGATGGTGGAATATGGGAGATGGAGTAAACTCTCCTTCTTGCAGACATCAATGGGTAAGCCGTGTGGTAATTAAAAAAGACAAATAAGATGAGCAGAAACATACTTTTTATTTCAGTACAGACTATTAAGGACAGAACAGGTCTGCACAATAACGTAGATGATAAACTGATTAACCCTGAGATTCTAACTGCTCAGGATATGTACATTCTCCCTGCGTTGGGTACAGGACTCTACGAGAGATTGCAAACAGGTATTCAAGACCAAGACTTAACCAATGATGAAGCGACTCTTTTGGATACTTATATTACTCCTTGTCTGGTTTATTTTGTTATGTCAGAGCTTCCGATGGGGTTGTCCTATCAGTTCTACAACAAAGGAATGATCCGTAAGACAGGAGAAGGTCAAGAGAATCCGAGTGCTTCCGATATGATAGATGTAGCGGATAGGTATAAGTCGAGAGCGGAGTTCTATAAGCAAAGACTCGTTAAGTATCTTAAAGAGAAGTCAGGTACAAATATGTTCCCTCTTTACAATAACCCAGGGAATGGCTACGATGTTATCGTACCTGATAACGAAGCCTATACTACTTCTATTTGGCTTGGAGATGATGACTGCTGTGCAGGAAAATCTTTCGAAGAAAAATACCAAGGTAACATAACCCGATGCTGTGGCAAATAAAACCTACTCACTTAAAAACCAAAAGAAGCTAAAAATCTTCTTAGAAAAACAAGAGAATGGCTCAGACATTAAACCAAGTGGTAAAAACGATAACGGACTTAGCGAACGCACATCAACAGATAAAGAGCGTTTACTTCGGAGACTTTCCCGATTACCTAAGTCGGGGGACTGATAACGTATATCCTTCCCTTTACTTTGATTTGACAGGTGGTCAGATTCAAGAGCGTAGTGTCGTTCTGAATTTCTCTTTGTATTTCTTCGATAGGATGCTACACGAAGAGACTAACGAGACTGAGGTTCTTAGTGATATGTTAGAGGTATGTCAGGATATTATCGCTCAGTTGCGTTCACAGACTTTTGAATTTGATGAGGGATTGAGTGCTACTCTTTCTTTCTTTACTGAGGATACTCCCGATCTATTAGCAGGAGTTCGGGCAGATATTACCTTAGACTTACCTTACATAGCGAACAGATGTGTCGTTCCTTCTACTTATAGTTACTAAATAAAAGAAGATGCCGAATAAGAAGATAAATCAGTTAACTCCCAGAACTCCTACGCTTACGGATTTGATTTTAGTAGGAGACCCTGCAACAGGATACTCATATAAAGCGACACTATCTGCAATGATTAATTTTGTAGGTGGTAACATTCAGTTTAGTTCTTTAGGTGGCATTTCTTTAACCAACCCTACAAATGGTCAGGTACTAACTTTTAACGGAACTAATTGGGTTAATCAGACTCCTGCTTCTGCTCCTGTTACAAGTGTGTTCGGTCGCACAGGTGCGGTTGTAGCTGCGGAAGGAGACTACTCTTTAACTCAGCTTTATGATGTTACTATCTCAAGTCCTACGAATGGTCAGGTTATTAAATACAACGGAACTGCGTGGGTAAATGGTACTATCTCTGTTCCTGTTACTTCTGTTTTCGGAAGGACAGGGGTAGTGGTAGCTACTGAAGGTGATTACAATTTGGGACAGCTCGGAGATGTTACTATCTCAACTCCTACGAATGGTCAGGTTCTTAAATACAACGGAACTGCGTGGGTAAATGATAGCGACACAGACACAGGAATTACTTCTCTGAATGGACTTACTGCAAATACTCAGACTTTCGCAACAGATACAAGTGGAACGGATTTTAATATCTCTTCTACTACTTCTACTCATACTTTTAATCTACCGACTGCATCAGCTACGAATCGTGGTGCGTTATCTTCAACTGATTGGAGTACGTTTAACGCAAAGCAGTCTGCGATTACTTTAACTACCACAGGCTCAAGCGGTTCATCTACTCTCGTAGGTGCTACTTTGAACATTCCTACTTATACTCTTGCAGGTCTCGGAGGAGTTTCAGGTTCAGGTACTACTAACTATCTTCCTAAGTGGACAGGTTCTACTGCATTGGGGAACTCGTTGATTCAAGATGATGGAACAAATGTTGGAATAAATACAACACCAAGTACATATAGATTAAATGTAAACGGAACAATTTATAGTAATAACGCATTATGGTTAAATAGTGGTAATGCATTAAGTCTTAAAATATCTGCATCAGGTGGAGATGCAACAAATGGAAGTACAGGGTTTGCATTTAGAATTGAAAACAATGCAAATAGTGGAAATCTTACAATTTTACCAACAGAAGCAAATGCAAGAGCAGCAATATACGCGACTAATCCTATATGGTTTAGAAAAAATGTATTAATGTTTAATCAGACATTCGAAGTTTCTGATTCATCTGTTGTTACAAAATTTATCATATCTCCAACAAATGGGAACACAGTAATTGGTGGAAGTACATTGGCAGGGTTTATGTTAGATGTCAACGGAACAGCGAGAGTACAGAGTACATTAAACGTAAGTGGAAATACAAAAATTGGGAATACAGTTTATTCAGACGCAAATAGTGCTTTAATAGTAGGT